ACCCAAGGATCACCTATATCCTTACCAGTTAACTTTTTAATCCTCGCTAAAATCTTCTTATCTTCTAAAAGTTTACCTAATTGTTCCTTATCTAAATCATCTATCATTTCTAATTCAAATTCTAAACCTTCTTCACTTTCTTCTACTAAATTAAACTTTTCAGTCGATGGAAATTCTTTCTCAACGACAGGACGACTTAAGACCTCATCGGTAACTGTGACAACAGGCTCACCTGCTTCAACCCTTGTTTCAATTTCTATTAATTCTGCGGTACTACCTGTATCTAAAGCTTCCTCTAAAGCATCTGACTCAACAGCATCTTCAGGCTTTATATACTTATCTTTTAAAGCTTGTTCTGCTCCTTCTACTGTTGGTTTTGTTTCTTCAAAAGATAAAGTTCCTTGCTTATATCCTCCATCAGTAGTTTCTTCAATTAGACCACTCTTAACTTGATTATTTCTTATATCAGTTCTACGGTTAAATATATCTTTAGAACGAATAGCACGATAAGTATTTTGAAAATTACCCTCTATCCAATCCTTTGCTTTATCTTGAACAATTTGAGCCCTTTCAAATACATCCCTACCTTTTGCTAATTCACCTTTAATATCTATTTTTTCAATCCCTGTCTTTGCATCTTTAATACCTTGCTTTAAAGGAAGAAAATTTAAAGCACCCGCAAAAAGCATACTTGCGGCAAGATTAGGAAGAAAAGCTTTTTCGGCAGACTCCCACTTTGTTAACCCTGGAGTAATCGCTGGATCTTTAATGCCAGCCCAAGATAAAAACGAAGCAGCACTTCCACCTTCATTTCGATCTAACCAAGTTGAAGGAACTTCATCTAAAGCATTAACAACAGAAAGACGACCTAATGCACCAAAGATATTTTTAGCATTTGTAGGATTTAACCATCGTGCAGATCTAGATAACCAAGGAGCCGAAGTTGCAATAGTTTGATTTGCCGCAACAGCATTACCAAGTCCTCCTGTTGCAATTGCTAAACCAATATTGAGCATGAGACTTGATCTTGCCTCCATGCCTTGAACTTGTTCTTCTGTCCATTCGGCTGGATCAGTAAAACCATGTGCTGTATATAAAGCTCTTTGTGCTTGATCTGTCCAACCAAAGCCTTTATCTATGTATGAACCTTTTCGATATTTTTCAGGCAATAAAGCTAAAGCATCGAATCCTGGTACTACTTTTGCAACCTCACCCCAATCCCAATCAGCAACATTTTGAATAGCTCCAAGGACTGCATCACCTGTTCCTAAATAAGCGGTATTAGCCCAATCCTTTGGAAGTACAGCTCTTGTTGCCCAGTATGGAACTCTTGCTGCAAACTTCCCTGGACTATCAATTCTTGTTAGCTCATGCTTGAAACCTCTAGTAATTCCTTCGGTGTAATAGTTAGTTAAACCTTCTACAACATTTAATTTTTCTTTTTCTACCTTCTCAAAAGTATTGAGGAGATGACCCATTTGACGCTGGTCATAATCTCCCGCAAGAAGCCACCAAGCTAACTTCTCATACCAAGGAGATTTCTTTAAGAAAGTATCTTCCTTTTCATTCCAAGGTTGCGTTAGATCAACGTCTGTATTTATTAAACCAGCAGCATTTAAATCTTTTCTTGCTTGATCGTACTTATTTGATATTTCATCTACTCTTGTCTGCTCAGCATCTTTTTTCTCAATTACTTGAGGCTGAACAGCATTAGTCTCAGCTCCTATGTTCTCATCTTCATCATCATCCTCTTCAAGTAGATCGACGTTTAATGGTGTAGTTGTCATTGGTTAAACCCTCAAAGAGACAGAAGAATTTCCAGTTAAAATGTTGTTCAGAACATTGCTCGCTGAAGCTAATGCCCCAGGAAGAGCAACAGCAGTTAAAGAACCATCAATTAATCCTTTAGCTTGATTACCTTCATTTAAGAAAAGTAGACGTTCTTCCGCTGATGGACTCCACTCAAATGGCTTTCCATTCAACTTTTCCCAAAGATCAATATTTTGTAGAAGTAATTTCGCTGGATTAATACCGTTTTGATTCGCTCCTCTTAATAAATTCAGAGGTAATTCAGATCCTTTCTTAGCTCTTTCCCAAATCTTTTTGGTTTCATCTTGCGAATAAATTGGTACTGTCTCCCATTGCTGCAATCTTTCTTTTGAAACTGGCATTGAAGCCTTGAAATAAATTCGATCTACTGGAGCATTGACTTGTTTCTTTTCGGTATTATTCTCTGTTGTATTTATTTTCTCATTTTTGTCTTCGTTAACAGCATTGCCACCAACATGTGTTTTAAATAAAGGCGATCCTACATATTCATCAATAGCCTTATTAATTGCTTCATTTTGTTCAACAATAGATAATTCATCTTTACCTAATTTTATTGCTTGTTGTTGTATTCCAACAAGAGATTTCTCGTATAAAGCTTGAGCTATTTTCGCTTCTGCTGTTGCCTTATTTAACTCTCCATTTGCCAAGTAATCCATAATATCAAAATTATCATCTCTAAATATTCCTGTTTCCATATCAGGAAACTTATCTTCTAATATTGCTGCCAATCTATCTTTAAGAACACCTTTTAAGTTAGGTACATCAATACTTTGCTCGACTGCTGATATTTTTTTCTTTCTTATTTTGTTATAACGCTCTCTTAATTTTATTCTTGTCTCTGTTGCTCTTGGAGATATAATTTTAGGATCATCCATTCTTTCCCAAAATAATTTATCCTCTTCTTCTACGTTAAATTCATTACCAATCTTTCGATCAAGTCCTTCTAAATACGCGTTCCAATCAGTCATATCAACTGAATCTTCTATACTTTTATTAATTTCTTCGTTCCAAAGATTAATTTTTTTTAATTTTTCAGTAAAGGCATATCCTTCAAAGTTCTTATCATTAAGAGCCTCTTCTTTTAATTCCGCTAATCTCTTAGGATTATTCCTAGCTTTGAAAAATTTATCAGCATAAGTTTGTTCAAAACTAGCACCTAAATTCTTTTGACCTTTGTTATATTCTTTATAAGCAACAGAAGCAACTGAATCAGTATCTACATATAATCTAGGGCCATGAACTTCTCCAATTGATAATACTCTTCCATCATCTCCAAGTATTCCTGAAGGCATCCTATTTAATTGCTGTAATAAACTTTGTGCTTTCGTATTTTGTCCAGTTACAGATTCCCATTGCAATTTCTTTCCTAATCTAATAATTGCATCCTCAATCATTGCAGATGCTTCACCATTCAGCCCTGAAGTCGAAGCAGCTTCACCTAAATATTCTGCAACTTGTTTATATTTATCCTTTTCACTAGCATCACTTTCAATAATTGCTTCTAATCCATCTGCTGTTTGTATTTCTTTTACAAACTTCTTATATTTAACATTTGCACTGAAATGTTTATTCTGTAATTGTTCCCATTCTCTATTAATTTTAGGAATAACTTTATCAATAAAACCTGGAGAATATTCATCTAATCCATAAACATTTGCAAGGTCATTTGTTACCTTTGCTTTTAATTTATCTATTGCTGGATCAGCAGGGTCTAATTTAGCTAATTCAGCTCCATTCTCTAACCATGCTTTGTTAAATGCCTGCGGTACTAATGTTGCTGTAATTGCACTTGCTTGATTTAACATCCCTGCCTTTCGGTAAGGATTTAACTCATCCATTAATATTCCAGCCGCTTTATTATTTCGATGAACAACTCTATTTTCTGCTGCATAGTTCTTTTCACTTTGAATCATTGCATTGTTATTTCCTCTATTAGCCTTTAATAATTCTTGCTGTCCTTTTTGATATTGATTTGACGCATAAAGTTCTAACCCTGCATCAACAACAGGAACTAATAATTTAACTGCCTCTGATAATTCCTGAAGACTGTTATAGCCTTTTACGTTAGAGACATTCCCTCTCTGAACAATTTGTACTCCAGAAGCACTTGGAAGCATTGAAGGCTTCGTTGGAGCTGCGGGATTAATAGCCTGTGTCCTAATAAAACTTGAGACAGGTTTGGCAGACGGTTGAATCTGACTTAGCGGTAAACGATCATTTGCCATTAGTTAATACCTCATTATTGGTACTTGCTTAAGGTTCCGTAGGTGTTGATGCCAGTTCCTACGGCTCCAATAGCTGAACTTAAGAACGCCGCAGTAGCACTCGGAGCCCCGCCCACCATTGATGGAGGTACAGCACCAACCATTGTTGGTAATGGTGCAAACGGACGTAATGGATCTTGGTACTCTTGCATTTGGTAAAACTGCTGAGAATTGAACTTTTCTAAATATCCAGCTATCGCCCCTGCTTGTTCTCTTGATAGTTGTCGATCTCTAAATCCCTTATTAATTGCCATAATTGTTGACTGGTTTCCTAGCTGCATTTGATAGTCGTTCTGTATTCGATCAACCATTCCTGTATCTCCAGCCATCGCACTAGCAGCCATCCTTAATGCTTGTGTCTTGTAATGAAACATCGACATCGCATCAGACATCGCTTGCTCTGCATTGGCAGCGTTTAACGCATCACTTTGTCGGACATAATCAACACCAGCCGAAACTCTCGTATCTCTAACAACATCTGCTTGAGCTATTGCTTTTGATAACTCGAAATTTCTTAAACTTGCAACATAATTATTTTGCTGACCCCAATTAACTTGATCTTGGAAATACTTATATTTTTTATTTAGATTAGATGTCTTTGCTTGTAGAGAAGCATTCCAAGTAGAGTATTCATCTTGAGCAGCTTTATAAGCAACTTGATTTGCATAATCTTGTTTCTTCGCTCCAAAGTCCATCATTCCACTAAGGAAATTAAGACCACCAGTTAAAGCAGCTCCTCCAAATGGTGTTAAGGCTCCTCCAGCGACTAATGCAGGTAATGGCATTTATCTTTCCCTCCAAAAATGACAGAACATTTGATCTGCAACCCCGTAAGGTTTTGGCTCCTCAATATTAAAGCCCAAATGTTTTAACCATCTTATAGACAATTTATTTTCTGAGTAAACATAATTTTCAATCATACCGCCAGCTCTATCAATGCAATACTCTACCCATTCTCGCCCATGAAGGCATAATTGCCATCTATGATTCTTTGTTGCCGTTAATTTATCAGTTCCTAACAACCAAATGTAATTACCCACCAACCCCGTAATACCAACTGGATCACCATCATCTCCTTCAATTGCTTGAATTACATTGCTGTGTATATAACTTTCTATACAGGCTTCTACAGGAGACAAACCATGACTTAAACGAACTTCAGTTTTGTCCTGTTCTCTAAGTTGTTCCCCGATGAAATACATATCACCAGGCTCCGCTTTTATCCACCTCATCTGAGTGCCGCCGCCTTTCCAGTTACTAATGCAACCCACTCACAAGTAGAAAACTTACAAGGGTGAGGAGTATCATTTTGGATCTCCACCATGCACCTCTCACCTCTGCTCATAATTGGAATATTGAATACTCCTTCATAAAATCGTTCATCATCTTGTGTCCATCCACTAGGTAAAGCACTTCCTAATGCTGAATTTCTAGAACCTAAAACTGTTCCATCAAACTTATAAATTCCTGTATCTCTTCCCTCTGGAAGAACATGAACCTCAAAATAATGTGATTCGTGATAACGAAGTTTCGCATTTCTTACTTGAGTTCTCTCTACATTTGCTGCTGCTTTTCCTCCTCCTATTTCCTTATAAAGTTTAAAACGAGTAAAACGGTATCTAAAGGTATAAGACTCTCCAAAATAAATCGGAGAACTACTCCAATTACCATCAGCAACAATTGTCGTCCCAGACGTTGCTGAACCGAGCAACACACCACCGTTTGCGTTTGTGGTAAATCCACTCCACGCTTCTGTCTTTGCCGCGATTGTGTAAGGCAATGTCCAAGTCGTCTTCTTTGTATTTGCGTCATAACTACCCGCTGAAACTCTCATTGAGGTTGGGGTTTCAGTGGTAGTTGAGACACGCCGATCCAATAGAAGAGGATATGGAGAACCAGCTTGAGGCTCTTGCATCCGATCCATGACCGAGATCTTTTCTAAATAAACCTTCGTGCCATATCTCACTAAGCAAAAAAGTGTTTCTCTTATTGCAAGTACCTGAAGGACTTCATCGGCTCCTGAAAATTCCCAATAACTCCAACTAGACTGAGCCCTTTCTGTTCCTTCTCCTGTATTACGAAAGAAGAATTTATAAACATAAATACGATCTTGATGACCAGTTTTACCACTTATTCCAAACATCACATTACTTGTATCATTCACAGTCAGCTTGAATATCTGACTTGGGATATAGGCCGATACATAACCCGTCAAATCTGCTGCATCTGCTGTTAAAGCAGTACCAGCTCCACGAACACTAAATTCTCTAAACTGTGACCAATCTCCGTTAGCTTGTGCAAAGATAATACCCCCACCTGCCAGTTGTGGCCTAACATTTGTATCAACTTCAAACTGAGTTAGAACTGTTATTTGTGCAGTTTTAGGAGTTAATATTGTCTCGGCAGCGTTAAATCTAAATTGATATTGCGAACTAAATAATATTAATTCATCCTGATAAGGTACAGCATATTTAAGAATAGAAACCCTGTTATTACTTGCTACAACATCAATTGGATCAGTATCTAAAATTGTTGTAACTGTCTCAGGGAAAAACTCAAAGAACGAGCGAACACGACTCAAGATGACGTTTTCATCAGACAAGAATCCAAGCCTGTTCTTATAAATAAAAATGTCATTAATAGCAAAACCTATAAAGCTCGGATCTGGAGCTGTGTTGTAATCACCAGCTATTCGATTTCCCCACTTGGGCATCTCACTTCCTGATTGAGTGCTTGCATCAGCAGGCCCAAAATAAAACTGACCATTCGATAATCTCACCAAAATATGAGGCATTGTGTCTTCATCGACCTCGTACTCAACCCCTGGACTAACTGTTTCTGTCCAAGCACCTTCTCCGAAATTTCCACTCTTAGGTTTGAACTCAACGTAATAACCATCAAAATCATTCCCTGGATCACCAATAATTGAAATCTGATAACCAACGGGAGCAATCGTTGGAAGCTCTGTAAATGCCTGAACTTCATGTAAGAAAATGGCAATATCCTGATTCGCCTTTGCATCCGTAGCTTCTAACGTAATTGCACTTGAAGATGTCAAATGCAAAACAGAACCACTTCGAGTAATCGTTACTCCACTTGCACTAATTCCAGTTTTTAAATTTTCAGCTATATCTTCTGAACTAATTCTATTTTCTGTAACCGAACCACCACTAGAAATAACAGCAGCAACAGGAGTTGATACTTCTACAGAGCTACCATTCACAGTCAATTTGTATTTATTGCCGTATGAAGCCCCCTTAACCCATACCAATGCTTCATGTGAAGAAGGTCTTGCCGTCGCCGGAGCCGTAGCAGCTTTCATTGCTGGAACCTTCTTTGTATTTGTTATGAAGGTATAATCAGCAATTGTTACAGCTCTTATATGCTGCCTTGCATCAGTAACAGTTGATAAATAACCAACTCCACTTGGCTTGTTAACTGTCTTGACAACTCCATCCAGGTCGTAAACCTTTACGTCGTTGTTGCTTATTACTGCAAGATATTCTTCAGTATTATCCCTAAGAATGCTATGGATGAAACAGTCTCCAAAACTGGTGCTAGAGACTTCTGCCAGGACTTCGCTGGAATCTCTTTTCCGTAAACCTTCGACGATTGATGACATTCCATTAATTTGTATCTCTCCTTGTGATGGATCTCTTTGAGCGTCAGGCTGTTGTGAAATACCTTGAGATAGGTTTGGTATTGAATAGGAACGTAAAGCCATTAGAGTCTGATTCCAGTAGTTATACGGCGAGTGCTAAGACCCGAAGCAGGGGTATAAGTTGGAAATGGCAAATGATTTCTTCCACCTGTTAATAAATTCGCCTGCTCCTGTTCTTGCTCCATTCGCTCTAAAACAACTTGAGCTGCTTTTTCATCCTCTTGCGTATATCTAAATGAAGCACTATCTCCTAAAACTCTTTGAGCAAAAACTCTTGCTGATCGAATTGTTACCCAACGATTAAACGCTTCAGGGCATTCATCCCATGCCATACCCCAAATAACATCACATAAAATGTCATCAATCGTTGTCTCTAAAACATAAGTTCGATGTTCCGTGTCGTATAACCTTGTTCCTCGATGTTGATAACGGCCAGCATAAAGATATGGATCTAACGAAAGCTTTAAAACATTAGTTGGAATTGTTATTTCACCCGTAGTGGATGATTTAGAAAAAGGATAATCTCTTTCCGTGTTCCAGCTCCAACCTTTGATTTGCCCCTCTTTATGAAACTCAAGCAGTGTTCTTTCAGCAATCCTCGCATCCGTGATTTGCTGGTTTTCTAAGGTGTTAACAGG